GTTCCGATTTGGCGACGGCCGTGCGCGTTTGCAGAGTAAAAGCCAGTTCCAGTAGGGTCGCTGTCTGGAGATGTACCCTGTTGGGTATTCACAGTGCCAGGCTGTAGGATGCCTTCAGGGTCACCAAGTTGCTGCTTAACATTTACAAACTTACTTTGATACTTGCTGCGTTCCAGCATGTGGCTCTCGATAATAGTTCGCACATTCTCAGCAAAATCTGCTGAGGCCGGAACAAGCTGTTGCAACATTGCTGTTAATGAAGAATCAAACCACTTGTAGAACTCGTAGAACTTCTCAAAATCAATTTCGGTGTTGCCAACTCTTTCAAAGAAGCGCTGACGTAGAAGTTTCAAACCCTTATACTCGGGGCGGTATCGATTTACCGGGGCGCCAATTAAATTATTAACATCCTTCAACGTGGCAAAATAGTTAATCATCTCCACTGAAAGTGCCTGCGCCATGCTCTTCTCAAAGGCAAAGAAATAGTTGACAGGCCGGGAGTCTCTCGTAAATATCTGCTGTTCTTGAGCGCCGAGAGCGGTAACCATGTCACTCGACTGTACGTTCTCGGGTAGCTGCAGCTTTGAAGAAATCACATGGTCTTTGTCTACCACTTTTATTGATGAAGCTTCGAATCCTTGGCCCTTACCAGGGAATTGGATACCCAAGAAATTTCCGAGCCAATCGAATCTTGAACCAGCCGTAGCAGCTGAACCAGAATATTGATCTGCAACAATGAATTCTCCAGAAGCGTTCGAGCCGGTATTCTGAGAAAACTCCCAGTTAAACATCAGTGTATCGGCCTGTAGTATGTCGCCAAATGAAGCCGAAGGAATAAACGGGAATGCATAACGATGTGGTTGCAAAGAGCCATAATTCTGAGTATCAAAGGCATGGCCGACGAGGGTCGCATCATCCACATAGTCTAACCAATAACGACACGCGTTAACTTTCACGTCTGACGGCGACAACATTGCGCCGGTGAAGTTGGTCCTGTGTGCTCCGATAAAGGCCCTCTTGCTGCCAGTTATAAATCCCACGGGCGCGCCCTCGACCTCGCCAGTTAAAGTAAACTCGTTCCTTACAACTCCGGCATCTAACTGTACACCGTGAAGTTCTATGATGTAGTCATTGATGGGCCCAGAAGCAACCGCGCCCAGGACTTGACCGGCTTGAGGATAACTTACTGGTTTAACGCGGACCGCCAAATTCCAATAGGTGTTATCATAAACTTCTTCATAAAGATCGGATACCAGGGGGGGCACCCTGCCGCCAGCAGTCCCCGTAAGCACAAATCGAACACTATCCGAAGCTAATTCGTCTCGAACGGCATAAACCTGAAAATTGGTGGTATCCGCTGGGGACGTTCCCCACGTGGTAAAATCTTCGGAATCATGGGCGGTATGAACACCAAAAAGAGAAGCACTTATAGTATTTGTGTTGTAATAAAACGATGCATCCTCATCGGGCTTGAGAGGAAACAGGATATCAGCTTCCAACGTCTGCGCAAAGCCGCCGCTGAGCCTTGTATTAGCCGGAATAAACCCTGTGGTGTTGGTGGTATCTGTAGGGTCTTGGAACTGGAATACAGTGCCTCCTCGATTATCTTCGGTGTTAAAATCGACAAACTTGTCTACAACCGAAACGGTGCGGCGATTGTCTCGAATCTCATATTGAATTCCATTACCATACATATTCAATTTGACGAGCTCATCGTCAATACCGAAACAGCGAATTAGATTACGGAAAGCCTTTTCCGTTCCCTTTGTCTTGTAAATGTAAACCAAGTTGTTGTAGATGTTCTGATAAATGGTATTCTTAACATCCGCTAATGATTTTTCGTATAACCTATCCTCGCTGCGATCAGCCAGCTTTTCCAATACGTCGGCGTCGATAAAAAGATCGGGCGCCATAAAGCCTGAGGATCTCAGCAAACGATCTGCGAAGGGCAATGGCTTGTGGCTGCCAGAAGCATAAGTTATGTTTTTTAGGTCAGATAATGATTGCACCTGAAGCTGTAAAGTGTCGAAATAACTTGACATTATTTGAATAAGCTGCTTTAATTGCCTCTGTCCCTCTTCATCCTCTTCCGTAATCCAGGACGGAATAGAATTAAACATGGCCGCATTATTGTTAACGTCGTATTCAGAACCGGTTAACTGCAGTCGAACGGCGAGCTCGGACACTTCAGGATGGAACGAATAAATAATTGGATCTTTGAACTCTTTGATTGCCGCCTTTGATAATACAATCGCTGAGCCGGTTGCGCGAGAGTCGGACGTGTAACCAGTCCAGGTACCGTTGGTAATACGACCAGAATAATCAAGAACCACAGAATCAGTGGCCGCCACTCCTGTAATTCCTTCATTAAATTTATAGTAAACACCCAAGTTAGTGTTTACGTTTTCTCGCGTCTCTTTAAACGGTTTCGGATCATCGTTTGTACCGCCGCCCACTTGAGTAAACCAATGGCGACCAATCTTTTGGCCGCTGCGCTCAGTCTTCCAGTAGCGAAATTCATCCAATGAAGCCGACAATTTGCCGGCGTATTGAGCAGCCGATGAAGATGCTGGAGCAGAAATCAAGGCGCCAATGTTTGCTCGAAGGGCGCCAGTAATCTCATTAAGGTCCATCGAGGTACCCAAAATGCTAGACTTATTCAAGTTTCCATCTAAATAAAAATTACTCAGTACGCCATTGGAAGCCGACATAAGTGTAAGTGCATAGTGATGCCAAACTCCATCTGCAACGGTCTCGCTTGTAACCGTGCTGGCAGCGACAGATTGCATTTCGAATCCATGGCCGCCTGACAATACGGTCGCACGGAAGCAGTTGGCGCCGGAGGCACCAGTTAATTCTAGTCTAAAACGTCCGTAGTTACCCGATCCCGATGCGTTGCCGTTCCAGAGGTCAAAAATAACTTCTTTTTCGGTTTTTGCGAGATCGAAGGCTTCCTTCTTCATCCAAAATTCTACAGTGGCGCCCTTACTTAATAAATCAAATTGTAAATTATTTTCCCGATTTCGAATGGGCTCATAATAATTTGCTCCCGTAAATTGAGTTGAGTAGGGGACCATCCCATCAGGATTGGCATGGGGTCCCCCCTTAAGATAAATGTATTCTACATCAGTGGGAAGACCATAGCCTTCCCGCATATCGTCGAGATCACCCCATTCGCCGGCGGAGAAATTAATATAACCATTGGTGCGCGGGTATTCGTTATCGAATACGTGAAGGTCTAGGTAGGTGCAACTATTTTCCCACTCCACCCTTTCTTTGAGAGACCCATCATAAGGATAATCCTCATAAATCTTTCTCAGAGCTAGAGAGTAATACTCTTCCGCCGACCCGTATCGAGCAAAGTTTTTAGGGAATCTAAAATTAGCACGAGGTATAAAACGCTCTTCGCGAATTATATCTGCGGTATGATATCCAGCAGATTCAACTTCATCACCGATTTGGGCGGCCGATTTGTCGGATAGTGCTTGGATAGACTTTGCTTTATCGTAATAGTCCTTAAAACCCATGTTCTAATTATCAGTCAACTCTAAATTTGAACGTTTGTGGCTGCTCTTGCCATGCACCTATACTATCATTATAATAGGATAAATTTATCCTATACATATATCCCGGCTCTAATAACGACATGTCTAAGTCGAAGTAATTACCTTCCTTATCGTAAGACAAATAAGTACTATAACTGGAGCCAGTGCCATACGGGATTGCGTTATAGTCATCCGTTGTGCGCCGGATGTTGTATGAAGCACTAGTAATAATCTGTGTGGGGTTGTTAGCTGTCGCCTTCACATAAATCGTTGGATTCCAATTTCTATCGCGAACAAAGAATCTGAACCTCGCCGTGTCACTAGTAGAATAAGACTTTTTAAGATTTCTGCAACTCGTTAGTTGAGTAAAAGTTGGTGCCGAATCATAGGTAGGCATGTGCTCTGGGAAAATAGAGCCTGTAAAATACTGGATTGTCCCAAGAGTATGCGGGCCAGCGCTGGATTGGTTATGCCACACATCATACATAACGGTCAACCCCTTTGGTAGCTCCGTCGAAAGTGCTGCGGTTATGGCCATCTCGGCGGAATAAACGCCCCTGGACACCCAAGAAGCTGTCGTATTGAGATTGCCGTCATATAGAGTTAACTTTGAGCCGGTAGGAGCTGTCGAACCTGAAAAAAGGGAAACCATCAGAGTACTCCCGGCCTCAACCACCGGAATATTGACCAAGCGCCCACGGATATAATTATACAAATACAATGTATTAAGGTTATCAGCTGCCGGGGCCAGAGAGCTCGAATAATAAAAGTTCTCGCGATCATCTGAAACCCGAGAATCCCAGCGGGCCTCGATTACAGGACGCTTGAAGAAAAATTCGCTAGATCTAGCAAAAAACTTCTTGGTATAATAAGATTGCTGTGCACCATTCGTATTGTTGATAATTTTTCCTGTGTCCGCCCCCGTAGAACTAGAAAAATAAGCTTCCTCACTAGCTGTTAAACGGAGGCCGAGGCCGTAATTACTGTAAGTACCGTCGACCCACTGTTCTACAATTCGAGTTATGTCTAATTGAATGTCTTCAAAGCCCTGTGCAAAATTAATATTATAAGTTGAACCCGGATCCTGCGTGATATAATCTCCCCCAATGTTGGTCCACGTGTTAGAGTCATCAGGCTTGATCCAATTAGAGGTACCCAAGTCCAGATAGTTGTCCATGTCAAGTCCAGTTCCTTCTGCCCATGAACGAGAAACTGGCGCCACCGTCAAATTGAAATCCTGGGGGAGCGTGAAAGGATGAGCAGCATTAAACATTCTAAGATAAAACGACACACTTCCACTAGCGGGAATAGTACCAGCCGTTCTATCGGCCGTAATGGAAGTAATCGGAAATCTTATTAAGGTTCTCGATAGTTCCTGGGATTGTCCCGTGCTACCTGATACTTGTCCATAAATTGAAAAAATTTCTAGGGAGTCAGCATAACCCATATTTGAGCCAGTACCACGTGTAGTAAGGTCAGCCTCGAAAGCATTTGTAATGGTGGTGTCGATGTCCGCGACGTACCTGGCAATGGCCATTATCTTATGGATCCTTGGATATCGTTGTTAGGGAATTTTAATTCAAAAATGGTAGTTTTGTCAGCTTGAATTGCTCGTCCATCGACTGACAATTTGCTCTGAAAATCAAAGTTACTCTCGGAATAGGGGCCTCCCTGTTTCCCTATTATCTGTACGTCGAAAACATCTAAAACCCCTTTTACTTTTAATAACTCTCTATAGACATCGCTTATTAAAATTCTTTCCCCAATGTCATAAGGATTATCGGTGTAAAAGGCTGACAATCTTGTATTGGCCCGACTAATCACAGTGTATCGATTTGCATTAGCCTCTAAAGTAACTTGATATTTAATTCCAAAATTTACTATTTCGGCATCAAGAATATCGATTGTATCGTTGATCATTTTGTATTGAGTTATCCAATTCTTTAAATTACTTTTGAGCATAGAATTGGCTGCCGTCAATTTGCCACTGGTGTCTGTCGAAATTACATACAAATTTAAATTTCTCTTGAATTCCTGAAAATCCTTCAGGAGGCGAGCGCGGTAAACAGATCCAAATTTTCCAGGCATTCCGTACACCATCGCCTGATAATCTTGAGCTGTTACAGCTCGATTTTGTGTGGCAAAATAACTTCTAGTTCTTTCCCTAATCTCAGTTGAAGAGGGAAGATCAATATTTCCTATAAAAGGCTGCTCATTAGTTACTTCTAGAGAATTCACTACGCTATCACGCATAGTAGGAATGAGGGCTGTCTGATTAAGAAATCTAAAATTTACATCCTCAACCGAATTAATTGTATTGATAGCAGCATTAACATCTAGATTTGAATTAATCCTATAGGAAATCCTTAAGACCGTGTTAGAGGGCGCAACTCCAAATTTATCACTGCTTATAAGTTTGGTGGGATCAAAATCTGCATCTGTTATATAATCTCTACCATTCAAGTCCAACATTAAATGCGTTGGGTCCAGCACTGAATTACTTAACAACTCAGAATCGGAACCGTACCCAAACTGTAAAAAGGACTCAACTGCCGTCTGTTCTAAAACGAATCTCCTGCCTACGGGAACAGCCTTTAAAATATTGGGTACCGTCGCACGGGTGGTATCGGTATTGCGGATTGCTTTATAAATAACATTTTGAGATAAATTATCAACTTGCGTATACTGATGGCCTTCGGTATCCACAACACTCAAAATGTCTGCCACATTTGTATTGGATAAATTCACCTTCAAAAATCTCTGGAAATTTCCTATTTCTCGCTCTTCTACCACCCCGTGGCCAGAGATAGCGCGCCCCAGAGCTCTAATAATATAAGATGTGGCATCCCCATTGGTAGCATCCGCTTCGCCGGCGACCATTTGATTAGTGGGTGTTGAAAAATCTATGTCTTCTAATAGTGTATAAGACCCACCCCCCATCGAGCCAAAAGTAGAGCCGGCTCTTAAAACACCCGCATACTTTAGGTCAGGGCCTCCGCCAATATTGGCCGCAGGTACCTTAATGTAAAAAGTTAAAAGACCAAAAGAGGAAGGACTTGTGGGAAGACGAAAACCAAATTGCCGAGCGTGGCGTACAACGTTTGTGTACTCAATAGCCGAGTCGAAAAAACTCTCGTTTGCCTGGTAATCAACATAAAATGATAAAATATCTCCAATGTAGGAAACAGTATCTAGCATTAGGGAACCGAACGACGCTTCGCCAAAATCCTTATAAGTATTAGGGTAATAGCGCTTAGCGTAATTTTCTAAGTCTTGCCTAATCGAATCAAAATCGCGACTAGTATAATCTATGGATTGCAGTTTCTTTGGCATTGAAAAGTCCGTTATTAATTAGTTACCAAATCCGATTTCAAGCGTAGTACTCGATTGTAATGGTACGATTGTAAAATGTATAGAAATAGATAAATCATGGGGATAGTAGTCAAGAGCTCCTTCGGGTATAGAAAAATCAATTCTATTTACTGCAATAAAAGGCAGGTATCTCTTTACTTGTGTAAGGATACGATTGTTAATTTCAGCATAAGTTCCAGGCTCGTTCTGCTCGAATAAATACGTTTTTAAGCCTACACCAAAATCTGGATTCATTATTCTTTCCCCGGGGGCCGTTAATAATAGCATTTTAAAATTTTGCTTTGCTAGCCCTGCATACGTTTTGTGCAGTCGATATGGGCCGTCGACACTGTCGACTATCAACGGCAATCTTGGTGAAAGTCCTGACATATTATTAGTTCCTCTCTATAATTAACACTCACTTGCACTTTCTTCCCCGGAAACATTACTCATGGGGTCTCCCGACTCATCAGATTCATCTGACTTCAAGGCATCCTCCAGCGCATTCTTTATTAACATCAGTAATAGATACACAATTCCAAACGGGCCCGGGGGCAGCATTAAGAGGCCCAAGAAGGTCCCAGTGAAATCCACACCATCCATATCTATTCGAGGGAACAAATTATCCCTAATTGCCTCTGGAACATTATTTCGCGGATCACGAGGATCCTCTTGGCCTTCTTGATAAGTGAGATCGGTAATACCCATACCCGGCTCCCAGAAAGGTCTGGAGACGCCGTTGGCGTCGGGCTTGGGTCGATTCCCCAAGAACACTGCGCCCGGGACTCTGAGGCCCTCCGTTCCCAAGAAGAAGCCGGAGTCCGGCGCCGGGAGGCGGCCCCGAGTATCCGTATCAACTCCTCGGCGATCTTTGCCTCCATCCCCTGCGTTTGCGCCGTCGCCAAGAATAAATCCTTGGGTTGCAATCTCCATGGCGATAGCTAAGGCACAGAACATGAGTTCCATAACCTTCTCCCCAGTAATGTCCGGGAATGGCCCCACGCCCGGTGTAGGAGCTATGTTCGCTTCTGCTTCTGCTAGAGCCTCAAGCGCATTTACTATGGCACCCCAGGTCTCTGGGCCTACAATGCCATCAATAGTAATCCCTTTGTCGGACTGAAATTCTTCAACATGAGTTTCTGTTTCGGTACCGAAGATCCCATCTACCCCGTATTGCTCAAGGGTATATCCTAATTGTTCGAGCTTGGCCTGCAGGATAAACACGGCTTCGCCTTGAGATCCATTCTGCAAAACCGTGTCTATGGGTAGGGCCGCGATCTCGGCTGCCGCGGCTGCCAAAACTGCAGCTGCTGTGTCTTCAGCGGCTAGCGCAGCTTGCTCTTCTTGAATGGACTGATGAATATCGGTCGGGTCGAGGTCGGGTGTCGCAGGGTCGAGGTCGGGTGTCGCAGGGTCGGCGGCGGGCGGAGGATTTACTGGAGTTGCGGGGCCCCCTCGACCGGTTACCCCCTCCTCTAGAATCTGAATAGCCAGAGTATTGCCCTCACGTGTCAGATTACGTGCCTCCGACCATGGGGTTGATGCTGCAGCGCGGGTCTCGCGCGTGAGCCACTCTCCGTCGGAGTTCTTTGCGTACTGGTAGGTGCGTACGCGGCCAGATTTAGACAAGGTATATTCTACGACACCTTGAGCTTGGCGTGGTGCGCTTGGAAAGCGGGAGATGAATTCAGATTTTCCGTGTGTCTCAAGTCTATGAATTGCTACTTCATTAGGTTCGGGCTCTGACAAGTTAATCCAGGGGGTGTTGGGGTCGCAGGGGATCCCTCGTGTGAACCATATCGCTGGGGATCCCGGAGGCTCTTGAGGGAGGCGGCCATATTCATATTTTTCATCATACTTGCCAGGAGATAATTCGAGCCTGTACAATTGGGCTCCCGCTGGAAGACCGTTGGCTTGGGCGGGGGCGTTAGGAGCGGCATCGGTCGGGGCTTGGGCGGGAGCCGGTTCTGTGGCGGCGGCACGTTCGGCCTCTTCGGCGTCTAGTTGCGCCTGTGACTTGGGGCCTTCTCGCAAAAATCTAATGGGCTCAGACTTGTCAATTGCCTTAGACAGCTCGAGAAAAATAGCGGCCGTAATCTTGCGGATCAGGTTGCTAATTCCCACGTGCGGATCCATCATCTCTGAAACACCCCGCAAGATGTTAATGGGAGTCTCGATCAACATCTTCAAAATGAAATCGCGCGCAGACGGACTTACGGTGTCAAGGAATTCGTCATCGCCGGCCGCGGCGGCGGCTTCAGCCTGCGGAGATGTATACGCGGGGGGGCCCTGTACGCTGGGGTCGTCATTGAGTACCGAATCATAAAAGATGTCCAAACAACGAAGCTTCGCACCCATAAGAATGCCGTCCATGGCGGGGAAGCTCTCGGTTGTCAAATAAAAATTATACATAATAGGAACTAAATTCGTTATACTTCTATTAAAAGTCTTATCAAAATAATCTTGAAAAACTGGGTCTTGCGTTATTAAGGCTAATTCACTATTGGTTACCGTCGAACCATAGCCGAGCGGCCGATCCGCGATTTGCGTCTCTAAAACGGGCACCGAAATAGATTGCCAGGTACCTGTTGTAGTTGACCATCGATTTTGCAGTGCTGTTTCCGTCGTTGAGATTTCGGTTGCCAAAGGCAATGTACCATTTAATCTGGCCAACACAAATCGGTTTAATACTATACCGTTGGAGCCGAGAAGCATTCTTTTGCTCTTGGACAATGGATTATCTTCAAAAAATAACTGGCCCGATGGAACGCCGCCGGTTCTATCGTCTGGCATATAGTATACAATATTGTATTGCATTGCTAAATTTGTAAATTTAAGTTTGCGACTAGTGTTGGTCCCGAAAGCCCTTGTTCTCAAGGCTGAATCAAACATCACGGCCCGAAAAATACTTAATTCTAGGCCATACCCATGCCCGGAGGTATAACGCAGCATATTAGGAACAGGTTTGCCATCTTCGGTCTCAACCCTTTCCCATACAACTTGTCTTTCTAATACTAATTTTCCATAACGCAAAGTCTTTGCGACGGGATCGTCGAACTCAAATTTTTCCCGGGCTATGTCAAGATATTTAATCCGGTTGGAGCCGGCCTTTGTGGAATAACCCCCCATTGGTTCGTTTGCCGGCGCATGTTTCGGATTGTGGCGTGCCCATATGTACCCCGTGCCGCCCACGGTGCTCGCGCCGCTGCCGGCGGGGCCGGCGCCCAAGAAACTTGGTTGGACAGTTACCACGTCTTCAATAAACGCCCGATCAAAGGATTTAGGATTTGTCAAATTGGAGCATCTTTTAACCGCATTAGAAACTGATTTTCGAGATCTGGTAATACGATCTTGAACCAGATATTCTATAAGGAGCGGGATATCCGTAAGCCCCAGCGCTCTCTCGGCCGATAAAACTATATTTCCATCCGAATCCAACAAGCCGCCTTGCATGCTTATATTCGGGCGGCGCAGCTTTTTATTATAATATTCTACTAACTTTTCGCCCACGAGTGGTTTAGTCTTAATTAATTTCATTATCTGATTACGAATTGTTACAGACATAAATCGTTTAATAGTTGGAATTTCTAAGAGTTCATCAATTTCAAAGGCAGAGAATACAAATATATTCTTAATTATGAACTGAGCAATGTGAATCTGTATAAACATTTGAAAGACTGCGAACCGAAGAACGTCTCGAATTTGTGTACCCGTCGGATTACCATCATCGGCTGCAGCCTTGTCATTACACATGGCGCCCAGGAGTTCGTCATTTACTAGATCTAAAATAGAATTGCGACCTTTTGCGGGAGTTCCCGCAGGCGATGGGCCCATGTCTAGTAGGTCGGCAGCGTCCTCGGGTAGACAGCCCGCATTGTTGTAAAAGAAATTAAGTGAATTTAGTCTCTCCGTATCAAAAATTCCATTGCTCTGAATGAAATTAAACATCCCCTCCACCTGGCCAGCAAATGCAGCAGGAAAGAACACTGTGTCAATTTCCCGAGTGTACCTTTTTTTCGTCTGTGGGTCAGCATTCAGAATAGCAGCAAAGTTTCCACCAAATTTAATTTGGTTTATAAGGGTATCAGAAAATAGCGAAACATAAGGATTAGTATCTCTACTATTGGCGACCAAGGGAACGGGATCCTCCATAGTGAAGCCGTTATCTTCGGATGTACCGGGGATTAATTGAGATTTGAGAGTAATGTTTGCAAACGCCCCACCCTTAGTGGCGTCATCGGCAGTAGGAAACGTAACAAGAAGATGATCGCCGGGGTGCTGGCCGGCCTCCTTCACTTTCCTAAATCGAGGGATGGTGATACCGCCTATCTCTCCATAAGGAGGCTTGTGGGGGTCAACTTCCAAACGCGGTGGGTCTTGCCTAGGAAGAGTAAATTTTATATTTATAGGCTTATAACTAGTATAATCACTATAATTTGAGTACGCATTAAAATACTTAGATTTTACGTGACCGGTCGTCCGAAAGGTATCAAAATCCGATATCCCCATACTTGCAATGGGTTTAAATGTTGGAGACTCAGCGAGATAGTCTTCAAATCGTTCTTTAAAGCGCACAGGAAATTCATACTGGGTGGCCACCGAAGAGGCGCCCCCAGGCTGATTAAAGGCGCCAGAAATCTCTGTAATACGATTCTCAATCTCCTGGATCCCTGTCACAAATCCAGGATCACTGAGCATCTCTCTAATAACATCGATAATCACTTGGAGAGCATCTTCTGCGGCGTCGGCCTCTACTCCCAAAATCGACGGTACGTCGCAGATCTCATTTAGTCGATCAAATAAACTATCCATTCCCTCAAAAGCTTTGGCAACACCCTTTAAAATATCTTGCGAAACCTTAGATGCAGGTTCTTCTGCGGGATCATCGTCAGCTACTACTAGGCCTGATCGTTGGGCAGCATTAATGCTTTCAGATACTACTCTCGATGAATCAGTTTGGGAAACAGTGGGCTCTTTCAAAATTTGTTGGGCGGCCGAAACCCCATTTATAAATTCTCTTTCCACGATATCGGCTACAGTATTCAAAAGGATGGGAATAGATGTATTCATCAAAGGATTATTTATAAAATCATCTCGCTCAGGGCAATCTAGCCTTGACTGAATCTCCTCTGCTGGGTCTGCAACATCGATCCCATTTTCCGCAATGTCTTGCAGTAGGTCGGTAAGCCTATCAGGAATCTCTTCCTCTAACAAGCAGATGTTATCTATGTTAGCTTGGTACAATTCATTGGCAATCTCATTGCAAAAAGCACTAACATCCACGAATCTTGCTAAATTAGCAAAGAAGCCGCCAATTGCACTTGGGGTATTCAGGGCTGCTCTGATACCTAAATCGTGATAAGATAAATTAAAATTAATTATTTTGTCCATTGTCGCTTCCGACAACTCGCTGCGATTGGTAAATAAGAAGCAAATGTCCATAGAACTCAAAATCGCAGATAGATCACTCAGATAGCCGGCACCGCGGTCTCCGTAGCTGCTTCCACCACCCAAAACTTGGGCAGGCGTCAATCCGTCATTGGCAAACAAATGATCGAGGGGAGAATCATTAGAAATACTTGGTAAATTTAGAAAATCGTCATTTAAATTATCATTAACCAGGTCCCCCACATCGTTGGCCCCGTAATCATCAGAACGTGGATTATTTAACTTGCACGACTCTTTCAATAATTTTGCCAAAGCCTTAATTATTTCTAAGACGCCCTGCATTAAAGTGTCGACCATTACTTTTAAGATCTTATTCCACAATTTCCCATCAATTGTCTTAAGCTTAAGTTTCGCAGGGGGAGGAGGCTTCGGTATTGTTATGGATGGTTTCGGAGGCTTTGGTTTACCCGTACGTTTCTTCAATTTTACAGGAGGGCCTAGGCGGCCGCGAGGAGCTTCCGGGATAGGAAAGCCCTGCTGTGAACGGACTTTATTAATCGCCTTTGTGCCGGCGCCCGAGACTCTAGCAAATGCTGGCGCCAATCCAAAAGTGGCACAAATCCACGCTTCTTTTGCAAGCTCCTGGATACCAATCTTCCTCAATAGTGCACCGAGAGGGGAATTAGCTTTAACCCCACCCATCATTAAGGGGCCTCCTGACTCCAAAACTTTGGTGATTTCACCAAGAATATCAGCGGATGTGCCGAGGGTCTTATTCTTTATTGATGCGCGGACTCTAGCATATACTTCAGGATTATCGCGCACCTCAGCCTTAAATCTTGCAAGAGTTTCTGGATCCATCGTGTCGAAAAAGGCCTCATCAAGATTCTCGGTATCCCCAAGATCGATGATGCCTAATCGATGAGCTTCTCTTAAATATATATGATCTGTTGGTTGTGGTTTGGGCGGAGCAGCGAGGTCATCCCATACAAAATTCTCACCGGCGCCGAAGCCCTCAGGATTGTCCTTTAAAAAGTCCATAAAAGAAGAAGGAGTTCCCCCTAATCGTCGGGCGAGTGCCATCGCTGCTACGAGTTTTTCATAACCTTTTAAAGTAGCTAATATGAGCGGATCATTAAACTCCTTGTTATAAAGCACATTTGTCATATAACCCGTTCTCAGCGGCTGCTGATTTTGTGATGCTGCTCGGACTAAATAAGAAATAGAAGAAATAGCCGCATCGCCATCTTTGATTCCAAAGCCTAGCGTAATTGTGTCGGCCTCACCAAATTCAATATAAGGACCACTAACCAATCCACTTGGCTCATGCACATCAGTCAATTCTTTTACAATGCCCTCCACTACGACACCGTTTAAAATTTGCATCATTCCCCGTTCCATATCATTAAAATTCAAATTAATTGGCAATGATCCCTCAAAACCATTTAATTGTTCCTGATAACTGGCGAGACCGTCCTGTGCGAGAGCATTATCGCGCATAAGAGAGCCCACCTGCAGGGTTGTATGTGCAGTAGCAGCGGTAATACCTTCGTCCCCATTAAACAAGAGCAAAGAGTTTCTAAGACCGTCCAGGTCCGGCAACAATTCAAGAGCTGCTAAAACTGCTTTTATTTCTTTGGGAGATCGAGTCACAAATGTAATAGTTTCATATTCCGATGGAAGTCTAAAGCGTTGAACTTTCTGGTATATAGGATTCGAGGGGCCTACCTTTAATTTAAGTGCCTCGACTTCTGGTCGTGCCAGCTCAAAACCGAAGCCAGAAAATGATGCTAAAACTATGTCTTTATCTTTTCGAAGGTGGGGGTCATGAGGCCTATAATGATTGGCCGTTATCCCCTGGCTCATACTCTCACGAAGGCGTCGATAAGCCATTTCTAGTGGGGAGTTCTCAGGAAAGGCAGCTTCCTTCTTACGTGTGAAAGTGCGATAATAAAGATAGTACTCAGGAAAGTAATGTAAGGTAAGGCGATTAACAGCCCTGGTCCTAATGCTGGGCAGCGCAGCGGCGAACGGATTCGTTGCCGAGAATTCGGGATATAAAAGTTTAACCTTTATTCTTTTGTCTTCAACAGAATAAAAAGGAATGTTCCGCTTCTTTGAACGATAACCGTCCGCGTTGGCGGCGGCACCATCTAATTGATATTCATCTAACGTTGCCATAATATACGTTTCTCAGTTATTAGAATTATAAGGACTCAAAATGTGCATCGACTTCTTCGTCCCCTTTTCAGTTGCTTCAACTCCCGTCGATTTCAAATAAGTGGTTTTTAATTGTGTGAGTGCCAATTTTCCCTGTTGAAGGGCCACAGTAGCATCACAAACATTATTTATTATAACCTTCATGCCCTCGGGTATAATGCCCTTAAAATCAGGGGCCGTTGGGTTTGCATAAAAAGGAGACATGTGATCGTGGGGTAAAAGCTTTGAATGCAATTTTTGTGTTTCAGCCGTATACGTGTTAACTATACTTAGTGTAATAATTAACATATCTATGATATCGTCCAAGCAGGACACCAGGTTATCTCCCTTAACCATTGGCTGTAAAGTGTCTAGGTCGTTGCACGCGATAAGATCAATTCCGTACCCCCCTTTCCATGCGTCACCAAGAGCTCCTCCCTGTGAATTTAATTCATCGGTTCGTGTGATAAATTTTATGTTCTCGCGAGCTATTAGTCTAATCGTATCCGCTTTAGCAGCGACAGTAGAGCGGGGTGGGCTCGACTTCGCACGTTCGAAACCAAAGGCAGCGTCAACCTCGCATCTCTGACTCAAGTAAACTCTGGCCGCATCATCGTTAAAATTAGGATCTACAAGAATTGGGGTGCCATCGATTTCATGAGAAGCAGCAGTAAACCCTTGACGTCCGGCGACAATATCAACCGCTGCGCAGTGAGAGGCTTGTTCTGTTGCAAAGCCTTTCATAAACCCAGTTCGATCGAGCCCCAGAACTATCCATGCATTACCGGCGCCCTTTTTGGGGCCTCCTAAAACCACTTCTTTACCATGAAGTTCGTTAAAAGACGGACAATCATAAGTTGGCCGCTTTTGTTGGCCCGGGCCCGTGAGAAAGGCAGCCTTTTCTATAGTGTTAGGTAACTTATCATAGCGCTTTGTTTTTGCTGCGCTTAAACATCTAAGATCATAAACAGGCGAACTCTTTCGCGGTGCGCCGAATCGTTTTAATGGGTCCATAATATTTTGTCTTCCTGTGAGTTAAAAATCATCATATTCTGTCTGCTAGCTTAGCGGCATCCATACTGGCCACTCGGGCAGCGGCGGCCTTTGATCATCCAGTACTTAAGCTTCGGATTTCTCTTATCCCACCCGCATGGATTGGACTCGCCCTTGTTTCCTTTGCAGTTTTTGGTAGGCTGCCGATGCGAACCAGTATTGCGTACATAGTCAAGAAGTGCGAAATCGCTTCTGGCTTCCGGGGCACCTATCACTTTCATCCAGCGACCCACCACCGCACCGGTGCGGTCCGTGCCGGCCTTGCAATGAATCAGAGTATTACCCTCCCGGAGCGACTTTTCTATTTCTCCCCACCGCTGATCGTTTGGCGGGCTGCCGCCAATGTAAAAGTCCAAATACTTTATCCCGAGTGCAGCAGCCCAAAGAGGCTCACAAGCGCCCGGGCAATGTTCTGCACAGTTCCTCCCCTTGGCAGAATCACAACAACTATCAGGGCGCCCCTGGAAACGGTCTCCCTGATCCTTGGGGAGCAGCCCGCACGACTGATTCTTTTGGGCACCGAACATCTTCCGATCATCTTTTTGGCCCCACATAGCATCAGCAGACAGATTAACAATAATCTTTATTCCAACTTTTGTCTGTAAATGTTGCATTGATTCAAAAGTCTCAATCCTTCCCGAGCGCCAGTTATTGTTACCGGGAATTTCCTTGAGCTTACCGGGCGCGCCTGTGCGTCCGGATCTATTCGTTGCGAGGGCCGGGGCGTTCTCCGGTTTATCGACCTCTGCGCCTGACGCACCGCCTGCCGTCGTTGTCTCTAACTTATTGCCATCGCCGTGAGTATCAACAATACTAAGCCGCGACACGGGCATTGCGCCGCCCGGAAGCGCTCCCTCCACAGCAACTATTTCGGGCTGCCTCATACTAAAAGGATCTCCATACGCTATTTTCACAATAGCGCCAACTGCAATAGTCATAGAAAGATCGGGCGCTGCAGGAATTTCTTCATAGGTAGCTATAACCGGATCCAACTCCGATTCAGGCTCCGGTCGACATTCAAGTTCGGGCAGATAAACCTTATAAACCTGATAAGGATCGGCAGCTATTCCACTAACACCCTCGCGCTGGGCCCAGCTATTTTTATTAGCATAAGAAACAACACTTCGATCGATAACTTTGGCCACAACCCCGTAGTATTCAGTTACATCCGTTAAGCAATTTTTACTATAGTGTGTGCGCAAGGCTGTATTCATGGCGCTGACAGAGGTACTGCGACGTTGGCTTATCTGGACTGACTTCGTCTCGCTGAATGGGTTCAGGTGCCCAAAACCAAACGTCTCTAAAATTCCTTGGAATGTAATCAACGGAAGCATTATACTGTACCGCTCCCTACGTATCCCTTTGCTTGCAGCACTGCTACTGCTGCGGGAGTATTTAATACATTCTGGCGCGCGCGGTGCATTAACGCAATGATATCATCCGGAGAACGACCTTCCTTCTCCCCGATGTTTCTCGTCGGGTTTCCGCCGGCGCCGCCGCACGAAGCACTATAGCCGCGGGGGCAACATTTACCATCCTTGCAGCGCTCGTATTGCAACGCAATTGATCTCCACACCAGCGCAAGGTGTTGACCGCCGTTACAAGGGTCAGCGATCATCCCGAAGATGTATTTTCCCAGTAGCGGCATCGAATTCAATGCTAGATTGAGACCCATAATGTCTTGGACTTCCTTATTAAATATCAAATTTCTGTCTATACCGAGCGCTCGGATTTGAGATTTGAAGGTCTCGGGGATCCACTGAAACTTCCCCACTGCGAACAGGCCTCGTTTCGAACCGTGATATGGGGGACAGGACGAGATCTCGACCTCGTCCTTCTTCGAGCCACCCCTCGAGTAACTCTGTATCTCCTTTATGGTCATTTGGGTTATGTTCTTACCGTGGATCGTCCACTTACCACGCGTGTCGCCTGCGCAGCCGCGATTGACTGAATAATAAGTTCCCTCGTGGGCCGAAATAAACTTCATCAAGTCTTTCATAGGTTCTCTAAAATGCGCTAGTTCAGCATAAGTAAGCTTGCCATTCTTCCACTTTTTGAGACCACCCTGCTTGCCGGCGGGCCATTTCATATTACCACACCCGCTGCTTATCGCAGTGCTCGTACCTGACGAGGCTATAGACCGCGAACTGCTCCTCAACGCTGGCATAAAATCCGCAGAGACGGATCCTGCCACACTTATTATAGCCGGGCATGAAAACGTCTCAGGATTATCATATCTAATTTTGACAATGGCGCCGGCGCCTACTGTCGAAGCTAAATCCAGCGATGCACGAACATCTTTATAGTCCATTAAAATCGGATCATTCTTGGAAACAGGAATCGGTAACGATTCAACCTCTGGAATATACACGTTGTACATCGTTGTTGACGCGGGAGATTCAGATGTACTACTATGGGAGAGCTTTATGCAAGGACGTGATCCTATCCTATCTATCTGTCGCACAACCACTCCATACCAGTGTTTAACTCCAGCCAAGGTATCTTTCTCATAAACCCCTTGAAGGGCCCTGTTAATTTTGTCTATCTGGCTGCTTCGGTTGGGGTCACTTGACGGGCGCGTAGAATCCCGCAGTGTATTCCACGAACCGTATTCGTAATTTTCTCCGAAGGTACCTAAGCCTTTCTGTTCGGTTTCGCTCATGCGGCCGCCCCCGTTCCGAAGCCAACTGTTGTATCGGCGACGGCTTTCATAGCCTTTGAGCGCGTAAGTACGTCGGCTGCTTTGCCACTACTAAAGGCGGCGCCCCAGGCTCTTTGGGCCCAAATTTTGTAGTTAGGCTGGTCCCAATGAAGTCCGTCCGATCTATTACTAAGCTCGCGCGTCATAGAATAGGAATCGTACCACTCCACACCGAGGCCAGGAAGTGTTTCCTTTTGCCAGAGGCGAACGTTTTTTGCGCCCTCTTCAAGGCCGCTGGTACCCCAGTCGCGCTCCTTGCCGATGAGTTCCTTGCTGAATTCGAAGCCCGATCTTTTAAGACTCTTCCACGCTCTTTTTGTAACCTTGAACGGCACATTTCCATAAGGGCCACTCATGTAGCTAGGACCAAACCAGATGATGCGCTGCACTCCAGCCCCCTTTGCAATATTTACAAATTCTTTCATATAACTCTGGTATTTCGCCTTCTTGGGGGCCAGAGGGCCCTGCTTCCGGCAACCGCCCGGTGTGCCATCGGGATGTCTCCTGGTGAAGACAGTTTCGTCGTCACTGCCCGCAGGGGTGTCGTGTTGGATTGCGGGGCCCCTGCAACGCCTGCCAACGCTGTAAGACCCCTGAGGGATTCCCAGCGACGCGGAGTTTGCGCCGAGGGCCACGATAAGCAATTGAGGGCGCCACTTGGCCAGATGCTCTTGGAAACTGTTGGCGCCGCCCTTGGCTTTGCTGGCGTAGTGCGAGGTGGCCTCGCCGGGATAGGAGATGACCCCCGCAGGATGCGGATAGGTGCCAGTTCCGCCATCTTTGGTGCGCTCGGTGGCCGGTTTCACTTCGAAACCAGCTTCTTGAAGGAATCGGCCGAGCCACCCTCCAAAACTACCGGGTGTCTGACTCATTGAGTCTCCCACCACCATAGCACGTTGGTTCGGGTTAAAGGGAAGACCTTTTTTGAGGCCGCCGGTATGGGCAGTACTCAAGTTCGTACGCTGGACTGGTACCATGCCGCCCTCAATGGCGCCCTCGACCCCAACTATGAGGGGGCGACCTAAGGTCGCAAAATTTAGAAACTTCACCACTACAATTGATCCTATTCCAACTGCCGTGAGTATACCGGTTGCGGCGCACATTTCTCTATAGGTAGATATAACAGGATCCGTATAGGTTTCAGGAAAGGGGCGACACTCTAGTTCAGGAATATAAACTTTATAACGAGGGCAATCGTTTACCGATTTACTCTCGTTTCCTTCCTCTACAACCTGAGATCCAAAGCAATCAGCCGATGGGTTGCTACGGACCATTTGATAAACAACAAGCCCGTAAAATTCATCAACATTTCGTAAAGCGTTTCTCGCATACGCGTCAGCCAAAAAACCATTCATCGCCGCTTTGGAGGAAACGGCCAGAGGAAGCGACGCAGCCGCGTTCGTCTCTCGCATGCGACTTAAGTGCTGATTGGAGAACTTAATTACCATCGGTGGATGGATCCTCATTCAAAAGATCAAAAAGTTGTTCTTTATCTTGTTCGGATAAGGCATGCGACTGGAATTTTTGTTTCTGCAGGAGGCCGGCTAGCTTTACCATTTGTTCATTGGAGCGCTGCAGATTTTCGACATACTTTGCCGCAATGGGCCCCAGTTCTTTGCGCGCCGAATCGGACAATTTCATGTCATTGATAGCATCCATCAACAAGGATTTTGCCAGGGCACGATCCTCACGAATGTTGGTGGTTGTTTCCTCTATGTAATCGTCTAAGCTTAAATTTCGCCGCTTTCCCATTTGTCTTTAAATACCCTATACCTTTTTCTCAACTTATTTAAGTTGTTAACAACTTGTTTCGTATTAAGCCCCGTAATTTCTCGTAGGTATAAATAAATAGCCTTTTTATTGAAAATTTCGATTGTGTCGGCCGAGTCTAACAAAATGCGAACTGCCATCAACACTTTTTTTTCATTTTCTTTAAGCATAAAAGAATTCCAGGTATCAATCTCGTGATTTAGAGACGTCCAAAATTCCAGTTCGGTTCTTTTTTGTTCATAAGTTGGCTCATCAGAAACTAAATCTTCATCCAGTTTATTAAGAAGATCCTCCATAAAGACTTCGGTTTGATTGCGTTTTTGAGTCCGCTTAACCTTATGGATAAACCAATTTTTTGTTACAACACTAAAATAAGAAAATGCTTTCGATCCTTTATTCGGATCGTATTTGTTTAAAATGGTGGTGAGCCACACCTTGCAATCATCTTTTAAATAATCAATATTCGGAAGGGTAGTAAACCTATACGTATAAATGATTTTATCGACCATCTGGTCAAAAGCAGGCTGGATGTATTGAATATACAGCTGTGTCCGCAACGCAAGATCGTTGGTGTTGGCGTATTTTACTATTGCGTCTTCGTGAACTTGAGTAAAATAATGATTTTTAGTGCTCTTGCTCTTGCGACGCTTCCTCTTCGGCGGCATCAAATTCCTCCTCTATTTCGGTGTCCAGGGCATACTCAAAAACTTCTCTAAAATTTTCTATTTCTAAATTAACTTCTTTCATTCTCACTATTAACTCCTGGATCATCGGTTCACCATGATAAGTATCCATGCTGTACATGGACTTGGCAAATATCCGAAAGGCCCTGCACGTCAGATATAAGTCGGCAATAGTTTCCGAAATAAAAAGAAATTTTCGTAATAGTTTTACTAAGTACCAAATTAGAAACCCGTTTAAGATAACAGAAATCGATACTATTAGATATAAAGTCATCTCTTTTTCTCTAGTTTATCTTTTTGTTGACCTAGGTCCTGTTTAGCCTCTTGAATAAATTCTTCAGTTATTTGACCCACCTTGGGCTTAACTGCAGACTTATTCGCTGTGGTAAACGATGTCAAAACCTTTACAAGACATCCCTCTGAATTACACTCTGGACATTCCGAGGGCTCTTCGTCTGATAGATGCGAGATTACTGACATTTCGGTACAATTATCACATCGGTATACATACCGAGGCATTTATCTTGTTTTATCTTCTACTGCTGTTAATCTTTGATGTATGTCAGCCAGGTGTTGTTCTAAGCTTCGCGAATGATCGCGAAATGCAGTTCCCAACATGTCCTGGACTATCTCACGCACCTCAGTTTCCGAAAGTCCTTTCGGATCCGGACGGCCGTCGGCCGTTTTAAATTTAAGTGTAGCCATTTTTATTTCTCCTTATTTTATTCTTCAATTTCTTCAATAGTGAAGGGTGGTGTTACCCCCTCCAGCGAAACAATGGGTGGGTTAGCAACCATCAATTCGGCATTCTTGCCTCCCCATCTCTTGACGTCGGGAGCCTTTTCAAAACTCATGTCAGCCAAGAGTGGGACAATATCACTTTGCTCTATTAACGACTTTTGAAGAGCCATCATTAAAGCACCAATCGCTTGGTTAGATAATTTCATGTTAATCTCCTTTCACAATTCTATAACTATCTTCATCAAAATGTTGTGTAGAAAACTCAAATAGTTCTGTGTCTTCTATAGCAATCATTTGATGGCGAAGGCCCGTATAAACATGAAAATTATCCCCAGGCCCTAGAACAATTTCATCTGATTTTTCAAGATCGTCTCCATCGGAATACTTTACAAGCAGTTTCCCAGACTGCACATAAAATACCTCGTCCTTGATCTCGTGATAATGCCACGAGCATCGACGATCTTTTACAAAATACAGTAGTTTACCGCAATACTTCTCACAGTTTACAATCCATTTTTCAAATCCCCACCCTTTGGGGACAAAATTAATCGGTAAAGAAGTCGTCATCTCTAATTCCTTTGTCATCAATGTAAAAATCTCCTGCAGGCTTCCCTAAAAAAAGGTCATGATATTTAACGCCCCACTCGCCTAACTGCTCCTTGGTGAGCTCATAAAAAGCTTTGTGAGCATACGCTGCTGAATTTCCACTTCGGCCCATCCCCCGGGCCGTTTGAAAGATAACCGTGTGGCCACCATCGTAGATCTCGTTAACTTTTTCAATTCTACTGGCAATCGGAAGTGCTTTTTCATACTCGCTGTTGGTGCTCGTACAAATTGTACCATCGATGTCAAATACATATACCATTACATTTTTTCCAAAATACCTGTTGTAGAATAGCCGTCCACAAAATTAAAGATTTTTACTTCAGCAAGATCATTGCCGACTACATCTTCTTTTCTGTAGTCTCCACCTTTGACTACTATATCAGGTTTTACTCTTTTTATTAACTCCCACGGAGTTTGTTCATCAAAAATAATCACCTCATCAACAAAGCGGCATGCCTCAAGGACTAGTTTTCTATCGGTTTCGTTGTTATAGGGACGAGTGTCACCCTTCAGCCCTCGAACACCGACATCACTGTTTAGCCCGACAACCACAGTTCCCAGTGATTTGCAATACTTCAGCAATTCGACGTGTCCTCGATGAAGGATGTCGAAACATCCGTTAGTAAAAACTACTGACACGGCTTGTCCATGTATTTCTCAGTGTAAAACTTTATCACTGGTTGTAAGCCTATTTCTGGTTTTGTAAAGGGATAATCTTTTATTTTGTCAACCTCGAACTTCTTCGCTTCGGCGCCGACATACTGACTGGTGTCAAACTTAATTTGATCAAATTCATAATCTACTATATCACAAATCAATTCGGCGTATTCACGAATCGAACAATCGTTTCCTGTTGATAAATTGATTACCTCGTTTTCTTGATTTAAAGATTTTAAAATGATGTCAACAGCATCATCAATAAAAATTAGTTCTCTTCGCTGAAATCCAGTTCCCCACAATACTACGGGTTCCACCTTTTTATACTTTGCATCGCAAATTTTGCGCACCAAATCATAAATAAAGTGCTTATCCTTCTGGTCATAATCCGAACCATAAAGGCACGACGGAACAAAAAACATATATTTCATTCCAAATTCTTCTGCTAGGGCTTTGAGCCCGACTAATAGCATCCTCTTCACCATGCCGTAGACTTCATAGCCGCTCTCACAGGACCCTAAAAGATAATTGTCTTCAATCCGCAATGCATCATCTGAGTAAGAACAGCTAGATCCAAATGTTACAAACTTAGCTTGAGGTTGTAACTCTTTCCAATAATTTAACACAGTAGAATTGATGCGCTCATTGATCAAAAATTGTTCTCCCGGATGTCGCTGACAGTAGCCTCCGGCTTCGGTCTTCACAGCAAAGTGAAAGATATAGTCGTACTTAACTTCCTTAAAATCATAAAGTTTATCAGTTAGTAAATTACACGATACAGAATTAAGCGCGGTAATCTCCATTTCCGCTGCAGCTTTTCTTATAAAGTGGCGCCCAAAGAAACCCGTAGCTCCAAGGACTAAAGCTTTCTGCATTCTTCCTCCATGTCTTTCAGATAGAGGGCACTAGCATCTCTTTCCGAAAGCAAGGGGTTTTCGACACGCCAAGGGATCTCAAGCCAGGGGTCATCGTACCTTACAGAAATCTGATTAGAGGCACCTGTATAAAGCTTAGTTTGCTTATAAGAAAAGATACACGTATCCGATAAGACGAGGTGCCCGTTGACACAACCCTCTGGAACCAACACTTGGTGGCGGTTCTTATCATTCAACGCGTAAAGGCGTGTATGAAGATAACTCGGTGAGTCACCGCGTAGGTCAGCCACCCCAAGCAAGATGCTGCCATGAAGGCATTGAATTAGCTTCTTTGTCTCAGAGTCACCGTGCATACCGCGCAGAACATTCTTTCGGGAGATGGAAAAATCATCTTCCACAAACTTTTCATCAAGAAACGCATAATCCCTTACATTAAACGTATTAATATATTCTCCACGAACATCGTGAAAAACTTCGGGTTCAAACACCACAAGGCCGGCGATGTCTGGGTCGACCATATATTTCATTTTATCTCCTTGTCCAGTGTGCTAACGCCTCTTTTCTGGACAACCCGGGTCGCGCAACGATTGGCAAACTCGATTGCGCTGAGAATCTCCCCCGAACGTACAAACTCCACGGTCAAACCCGCGATGAAAGTATCGCCGGCGCCGGAAGTGTCTTTAATTTCTACTTTTGGTACAGGAAAAACCTTATCTTGGTATAAACAACCGTTGGGACCAGTGGTGATAATCATCCTATTAACAATATCAGCTGTGAGCTTATGCTTGGTTCTTTCGTACTCTGTGTCGTTGATTTTAATATAGTCTACATGCTTACACCATGGGCCCAAAATCTTCTTGGTATCTAAAAAGGTAGTGGTTGCAATTGCGGCAATATCTGCGATGTCATCCTCAGATAAAAATCCTTTGTCATAATCGGAAATAATCACTGCATCATAGGAGCTAAAGTCAAGGTCCGCCAGGTCACACTTGCCATATAAATCTTCATTTTCGTCGATTCTTAAAACTATGTAATTCGTTCGGTAATCCACATACCGAGTTTTGGTAATATTTTCCCATCCCTTGTTAGTACAAATGTCGATTTCAATCTCTGGTGCAATACCGGACATATTATTATAAACATTCTGCGCCATGCCCCCATTAGTATTTTTTAAATTATTTGAATTGAACACCGGTACTGGTGCCTCTGGGCACAGCCTGCGGCTATCACCATATTGATACACATCTAAACAACTTTCGCCTATAATCAAGATTTTCATTTGTTTACTTTTTGGGGGGAGCTGCCTTCCATTTGTGTGTATAGTTCTCTCCCTGCCACAGTTCTTCATAAGAATTATACACTTTGCTAGGAAATCTCCTCTCCCAAACTTCCGGTGTATCCTTCCAATTATCATAATTGATTTTTAACCGATCGTTCTCTGTCCCCCACATTTCTCTAAAAATGTCAAGATCATGCAAAACCATTGCATCGTGAATGGCGCCGTGATCTCCCTGGTGGTCTGGCCACCACGTCATATCGCCCACGGTCTCTGGAGAATAAACAATTTTTGAACCATTCCTCTGACATCTAAACATAAAGTCGTGGGTTGAACTGTCCATGTATTCCCACCTACAATCAAATCCGCCCATCTCAAAGAAGTGTTCTTTATGCATAACGGGCTCTGTGGCAAGTAGCCATGTTTGGTCAATCCCTCCCAGCTTAAACGCATCATTGAAGGAAGTACTCCAGTAATGATTGGGCTGCTCATGACCGCCCTCGGTATAGGTGCATTGCATAATGTCCTGTGGGCCACACTCTTGATTATATAAATCTAACGCTTTATCAAACGCGTCTTCTCGATAAACGGTATCATCATTACCAATAAAAATTAGTTTTCCGCTGGTTTCTAAAATGCCGACCTGGACTGCTCTACTCACATGCCCGCGCTCTTTGACGTGTTTCACGTTTTCTATCCCTTTCAGTGTCGGGGGCAACTCAAAGGGACCGCACAATACCAATTCCCACTTATACTTTTTGCACGACCTCTCCAGGCTCTTGTACATTTCATACCAACGCGGGGTTCGAATGGCAGGAAAGAAAAAACTTATATCATATTTATACTCAGTCATGGATACCTCTCACAATCTTACAAATTTTAACCACTCCCTCAATGGTCAGCTCAGGATAATTTGGTAAAAAGAAGCCACATGTATGAATTCTATTACTTACCTCATCCTCAAATGGCGGGTACAGATCAGTCCAAAACGGATGTAAGCCAAGATTTCCAGCTGAAAAGATACGAGTTTCTACGCCATTTTCGACCAGCCGAGAGACAATTTCACGCCGATGAGCATTAGAATCCGCCAAAGCACCAAAGGAAATTGAAACCGGCACGTTATCCCCCCATCTCTGGAAATCGACATAGCCTTCAAGAAACTGTGCATAGGCAACGTGATTCTCGTTGCGTCGTTGGGACACCCAAATAGCCTTATCTACTTGACGCAATCCTACAAATGCTTGCAAATCCGTCGACCGCAGATTGAAGCCAGGAACAAAGAAAGTAAAAGGCTTATGAAAGTCATCAACTCCATGATCCCGAATTAAAGTGTTATATGCTTCTTGATCCAGGTCCTTCGCCCAGCCATGACTTCGGAGCATTAGCAGCGCGTTATACAACTCCTTGTCATCAGTATTTACCATACCACCCTCAATGGTGGATAATTGGTGCCCAAAATAGAACGAGAAGGACGACATGTCGCCGACAGTGCCAACCATGCTTCCGTCCCCGTAAGCCGCTCCTAGAGCCGCACAGGCGTCCTCTAGGAGACAAAAACCATACTTCTCTTTTAACTGTAACAAGCGCTCTCGGTGATGAGGCACTCCGAGTACCTGAACAAAGATTACAGCGTCGGGACGCTCAGTCTCACACACTGCCTCAAGCTGGTCCAAGTCAATCCCAAAGGTGTCGGGATCTGCGCCCACCATAATGGGCTCCAAGCCAAACTGAATAGCGGGTGCGATCGTTGTCACCCAACCAACTGATGGAACTACAATCTTCTTGTTCTTAATTCTCCCCGTCATCAAGGCGGCGTAAATCATTAGCAAATTGGCTGAGGATCCTGAGTTGTTGAACACAGCGTGCTTGGTGCCAATATAACTGGCCCACTTCGCTTCTACTTCTACTGTTACAGTACCCTTGGTCAGACGCGGATAGCTTTTAAGCCAATCACACAAAGCATCAATATCTTCAGTGTTGATGGTCTCTTTGGCCAATGGATAAATTATCTCACTCATTTTCATCTCCGAATCTTCGTGTCCAGACTTCTGGCGCTTCTTTCCAATTATCGATATCAATCTTGACCCTCTGCAGGCAGTCGGCGTTACTCCAAACCCTAGCATACAGAGGCTGGTCATGATCAAGCTGCGCATGGTGAATTGGCGCATGGTCGCCGGAGGTACCCGGGAACTGGGTGCACTCAAAAACCACATCAGTTAAGTGTGCTTCGATACCATCCAGCTGTGCCCGGGCACCAAAATCTACAAAAGCCATGGGGCACGCCTCAAACCTGCAATCAAAACCTCCCAAATCTTTAAAGTACTGCGTCTGCAAAATAACCGAATTAAAAATCAGGAAATTATTAGGATAGTGGGGGGATCGAACTGGGTCGTGGGAATTAATGAAATACATTCCTTTATCAGGATCGCCCAAACCATCATGATCTCCCTCGTTATACTGGGTCACAATACATTTCTTTTCCGCCTCCAAAGAATCTAAAAACTCTATGCATTCTGCCAGCTTACCTGGCAAAAACCAGCCGTCATCAGCACTCCAAGTCAGATACCGGCCGGTCGCATCTAGCATCGAACGCTGCTGGCATCTGGTGGGAGGACCAAAATCCTGAATGCAAGAAACGTTGTCTAATCCCTGTAGTTCCTCGGGTAGTTCCTCGTGGGGGCCGCAGAAAATTAGTTCGAACGAATAATCTCCCACGGACTCAACTATACTGTCATGTAGCCTCAGCCAATTATCATCTCTAATGGCGGTCAAGCAAATGGACAAATCATACATCTAAAATCTCCTCTTCCAAACTTCTGGTGACTGCTTCCAATTATCAAGATCGATCTTTATCCTGCTGACCGAAGTCGGGTCATTATAAATCCTTCTAAAAAGAGGTTCGTCATGACCGATGTGAGCATAATGTACGGGAGCGTGATCACCTGACGTGCCCGGCATATGAGTGCAAATAAAGATAGGTTTCTCAAACATATAATACGTCGATCCATTCCTTTGTGTGCGTATAGCAAAATCCATGTGTGAAATGGTGGTTACCTCAAACATTGTATCCCAT